TCTGCGGCGGCATCGAGGGACATAATTATGTATTCACAGTGGGGTGGGTCGTCTTTTGGCCATATTTGCCACCATTCCCGCTTAACAATTGACGCTTCTTCAGCCGTGGGCTGCTGTTGATACTGCGAGTTCCATTGGAATGTAGGCATCGACGCCTTTGTGCGCAGCAATGCGGTCAAATCAAAGAACTCAGGCCACAGAGGCTTCTGTATCGGCTTACCGTCAGAGTCCTCGCTGTCCAAAATGGCGGGAAACTCTACGATTTCGTACTGATCTGACTCTGGATTCTTGACCATATCGGTCGTCACGCGCCCCGTAAGGTCGTCCATGTGCCAACGAGTCTGGATTATGGCAACCCTACCGCCCGGCATAAGGCGAGTACGGGCACCGAAGGTGAACCATTCATATGCTTTTTCAAACACAGAGAAGTTTCCGTTAATAACATCCTGCTCAGAATGAGGGTCATCAACAAGCAGAAGATCAGCGCCACGTCCCGCAAGTGCAGACCCAATACCACACGCATAATATTCTCCTCCAAAGTTTGTATTCCACCGCCCCGCAGACTTACTGTCCACCGCCAGCGATACCTGCGGAAATATTTCTTTGTAGTCGTCTACCGATATCAGGTTCCTCACCTTACGCCCGAAGTCCACAGCGAGATCGGTAGTGTGGGACACCATCATAACCTTCTTGCCGGGGTTACGCCCCAAGAACCACGCAGGGAAAAAGATACTCACAAGCTGCGATTTACCATGTCGCGGCGGGATGTTTACACATATACGGTCTTTATCACCCTGCTCAATGTCCATCAGCATGTCTGCGAGGATGCGGTGGTGCTTTCCGACCTTATAATCTGGCTGCATCCGCTTACAAAACTCTATCAAGTCCATATATGCGGCTTTGTTCGCCTTGCGGTTGTTTAGCTCGTCAACCATACGGTCGATTTCTAGGATCTCCTCCTCAGAAAAAGCGTCTAGGTTGTCAAGAAGGTGGTCAACATCCACATCGTCGAATGTGACAGCCTTATTCATCATCAAATTCACTCATAATTGCATCAACATCTAGTGGACTATCGTCTAAAACGACTGCATCCTCTATATCTAGCGTTGGATTTGTCAATTTTGTCAGTTTCGCACGCAGCTTTTCCTTAATATCGTCGGTGGTCTGGTGCGTAATCGTCACTTCAGACTTCTCAGTAAACAAACCCACGTCTGATATTTTACCTAGAAGCTCCAACGCACGCATTCTGGTACGCGGATCAGGGCTATCAGACTCAATAATCAGCTTGTTCGTAACTAAATGTCGAAGCTGCATAGAAGATTCTACGACAGAGTGATTAAATTCTTTGATTATGGAGTTAGCTAACTTGATGGACGCAGGAGTAAGCGTAGCAGCACGTTTGTGTGTAACCTGTTTGGAGGTTCCGTCAGGGTCTTGCGCATAAGATGTTAGGAGCGTAGCGGCTACTTCTTCGTCTAACGCATCAGGTGTAGTGTCTACGCCGTGCTTCTCTAATTTGTTAACTGTATTGTCCAACGCCTCGACGCGTTCAGGAAGATCGACGCTTGTTATGCTGTCGTCCAAAGGTATGCCAAGCTCTGGTTCTAAATTCATCGCCATAGTGTGTTCGCAGGTGTTACCCGTATAACGCATTAGGATACACAATAAAAAATTTTTTACAAGAGGAGGTTGGGACTCCTATGGGGGGTACTTCGGAAAATCGAAAATTTTACAATTGTTCGTACAAATTAGTAGTGTGTAGTGTGTAGTGGAATCCTAAGCACATAGCCGGGGGTAGGGGGGTAGTACGGGTCAGGCGCTGGCGATTCGGGCATGTGCCCGAATGATATATTCTGGTTATCTCTTGTGTAACGTGTCAGGACATGTCATAGCTTGTTTATCGGGACAAGCGAGCCGCTATGGTTTCCGCCGATTAATTGAAAGGACATATCATGTCTTCAAACTTCGATATTAAAGCAATCCGCAAAATTGGTTCTGATCTGATTAAGGTTCATCGCCTAGGTGGTGAATTTAAATCCGACGACATCGGAACACTGGCAAGCGCGCACTCTGGCGAAATGACATCCAGTCAGGCGTATGAGTATCGCATCGCTGAATTAGGTGATAAGCCAGAGAATTGGTTTACGCCTAGTCAGGAAGGCAGCACTAATGACAAGGCGTCATGGGGTGTTAAGCGCAAACTAGCGACTGTCATATGCCTGACGCCCGATGAGGTGCACCGTATGACAGAGACGGAGGGCACGACTAATGACGCGGATAAACTGTTCCGCAAGCAGATGTCTGACAAGATTAGCGACAAGCTAAAGAATATTAGACGCGGTATGATCAATGCGGATCGTCGTCTTAATCCTGAGAAATATCAGCGCGATGTCGTGAAACGTGACGCACAGGACCGCATCATGGAACACGTCACATCCATTGCCAAGATACTGGCTGATATTGGCGAAGACGATAATAGCATCTGGGATATACCAGAGACGGTCATTGCACTGCAATCACTTGAGAAACAAGTGAAACGCAAGTCATAACACACTACACCACACTGGGTCGCCTTTTGGCGGCCCATTTTTTTATGTCTAATGAAATGATAGTTTAGCTTCGGGCAGATGCCCGAATGAAATTTGATACCAGTTCCTGAGTTGCGTAGAGCCTCAGTGTAAATGTGAGTTACACTTTGATACCAGTTCCCGAGTTGCGCCGAGCCTTGGCAGTTTGTGATAGTTATTCGGGCAGATGCCCGATTGAAGAACACATGCTAACCTATTGAAAACAAAGGAATGTGAGAAATGGTGGCATAAAGTGAGAGTTTTTTTTCGCATAAGTGCTTGATTTTAAAGGAATATGAGAATCTGAGAGTTTTTTTAATGTATATAGATAGATTTTTTTAAGAGGGTAAGAGAGGGTCTGAGCGTATGTTTCACCCCAAAAAATCCTGACCTATACCCCTCTCATATTCTCATTTTCTCATATTCCTTTATTTTCAATGACTTACACACCACCACATTCTCATATTTACTTAGATTTCACCATATGACACTTTGTGATACTTTGTACGATTTCTTGACATAAGGCGTTACATGTGATATACATAAGATAGGTACTAACACTACCTAACACCACATATTACTGTTAACCATTCGGGCACATGCCCGATCCAACACGGAGAATATCATGCCTAAAAAAGCTTCCTGTTACTCATGTGGTAACGATTACAACTATCGCCGCAAGATGCTCGGCTACAACTATTGCCTCGACTGTGGTGATGTACGCGCAGAGCGCCAACGTGACACGTGGTGTATCGTCCCAATGCCCAAACAGGCATACACGCTCGTAACCCGCAAGGCTGACTTGCTGCACCTCAACCAGAAAACACGTTAACCCATTCGGGCATCTGCCCGATTAACAATCAGACGAAAGGAGAACCAAATGTCTGTACCATCTCTATCATCCTCTGCCATGCTCGTTCAGTTTGGCGTAACCATCCCGACATTCCGCAGGGGTGACCGCATTGCCACTGAGGAAGTGGCTGCTAACAACGGCGCTGATAAACGGCGCTTCAACCTGACCAAATCATTGATCGACTGTGCCGAGTTCAAACAGCTCAAGACACATGTCGGTGATGTGCGTAACAACACGTACTACGCCAAGACCCAACCTTGGTATGACAAAGGTGCGCGGTTGCTAACGACTGCAAACTACTTCGACTTCCATGAGAGAATGACCTACGCCATCGACCAAGGTAAAGACCTGTGGGACATATTCTTGAATGTGTACGAGTACCAACGTGACGTAGTTGCACGTAGGGAGTTAGGTGATCTGTGGGACTTGGAGCAGTATCCGACCATGACCGAGTTACAGACCCAAGGGTTCAACATGTGGCTCGAATACTCCAACGTACCAGAAGCAGGTGACGTGCGCGTGGATCTGCCCAATGAAGCGGTCAACCTCATAAAGTCTCAGATGCAAGACGCACATGACGCACGGGTTCAGGGCGCGATGAATGATCTGTGGCATCAGTTACACGATCAGTTGCAGCGGTTCATCAAGAACCTGTCAGTGGATGAAACAACAGGCAAGAAAGGTAAAATCAGCGACGGGATCTTTGACCGTCTTATGGATCTGGTTGACATGTTACACACATGCAACATCACAGGTGACCCGCAGATGGATGCGATGCGGCGTAAACTGTCGGCAACGCTGGATACTGTGTCAACAGATGCTATCCGCAACAGTCCGACACTGCGTGACAATACACGTAACAAACTAACCGAGGCACTGAACAGCCTCCCATCTTTAGACATATAATCGGGCAGATGCCCGAAAGGAGAATGACATGAATAACGCAAGACAAATGTACGCACTCGACATCTACGAGACAGCCGAATTGATCAGCATGATCGGCTCAGACCAGACCGTGATTGCTGTCGGTGACATGGGCAGCGGCAAGTCCGCAATGCTCAAGATGGTGACTGACTTGTTACCTACACACAAAGGCTATTACTTCGACTGTACCACCAAGGTCGATGCAGGTGACATGGCACTGCCCAAGTTCAGCGAGGTTGATGGCAATGACTTCTTCAACCACGTAACTACTCAGGAGTTGGGTTTCCATGAGGAAGGGCCAATCGTGTTGATGCTCGACGAGATTGGTAAGAACCGCTCAATTATCAATGCGCTCAACCGCATCATGTACGAGAAAAAGTTCGGCCCATACACGCTACACCCTGACAGCATTGTGTTTGCTACCACTAACAAAGCAGGTGAGGGACTGGGTGACATCTTGCAGCCGCACCAGCGTAACCGTGTGACCATCGTCAACATGAAGAAACTGGAAGCACTGAAGTGGATCGAATGGGGTCTGGACAATGACATTGATCCTGTCCTGTTGGGTTGGGTCAAAGACAATCCGCAAGTGGCTCAAACATTTGACGAGGTTGGTGATCCGCAAGAAAACATGATGATATTTCATCCCAAAGATCCGTCACGCCAATCGTTCTGGACATGGCGCTCTGGTGAAGCCGCGTCGAAGATACTCAAACAGCGAGCGAACATGAGCAATCACATGCTGACTGCCGCATTGATAGGTACTATCGGCGAACAAGCCGCGCTCCAGCTAATGTCTTTTGTGTCTATGGCTAACGAGTTACCTACATTGGAGAGTATCAAACGTGATCCTGCCAATGCGCCTGTGCCTACCTCTGCTGCTGCTAAGTGTATGGTTGTGTATCGCACGTTAAGTACATTGGAGCGTGATTGGGTTGACGCATGGATGACATACATGGAGCGGCTCGACAAAGAGGCGCAAGGTTTGTTTGCCAATGGGGTGCGCTCAAAACAGTACAGCAAACAGCCTATCGTGTTCCAGAACACCAAGTTCACCAACTGGGCCAAAGACAATGGCTACATGTTCCAAGCGGATAAGAAGTGATGGCTGACTGGTTCCTGATAAAAGAAAGCAACGGCCTTGAGTTCTTTGAGCCAT